GATAGTCTAACTGGTGTATTAGCAGGTGCATCATTAAAGACTTACAATAACAGTAAAGTTAGAGCAGGCCAGAAGATATCTAATCCTAATAAACATGCTGTTGGATATGTTAGATGGGTAGATATGTCTGTTCAGAAACAGATTGATAAGGTTAAAACTCCTGCTGCTAAGAAAAAATATACCAAGATACAAAAAGAATATATGAGAGAGTTTAGTAAACTTACAAATACTCTTATAACAGTTATCACATTCCAAAATTTATTACTAGATGCTAAGACGCAAATTATAAATAAACTAAATAGTGTAAAGGGTCTAACTGATACATTTATCAAGACCTCAAATGGATTTAAAGTAACAAACCCAGAAGGTTATGTTGCAATTGATAGAGTAAGTGGAAACGCAGTTAAACTTGTAGACCGTATGGAATTCTCGTTTAATAACTTCACAGCTATCAAATCATGGGATAAGTAATTGAGAAATTTTTCTGACATAACAGAAGCAACTGGTAAGATTGTATTTACGTTTGGACGTTTCAATCCACCTACGACTGGCCATGAGAAACTTATCACTAAAGTTGCATCAATTTCTGGTTCTGACCCCTATAGAATATATCCATCATTAACACAGAATCCAAAGAAAGACCCATTACCTCATGCACTAAAAGTTGCATACATGAGAAAGATGTTTAATAAACACTCAAAGAATATTATTGCAGATAAGAAAGCTGTAACTGCTATAGATATTGCAGTAAAACTCTATGATGAAGGTTTTAAAGATTTAGTCATGGTTGTTGGTTCTGATAGAGTAAAAGAGTTTAATGATTTACTTAAAAAATACAATGGTGTGTCTGGTAAAAGACATGGGTATTATAAGTTCAATACAATAAGTGTAGCATCTGCTGGTGAACGTGACCCAGATGCAGAGGGTGTTACTGGTATGTCTGCATCTAAGATGAGAGCAGCTGCAGTAGAAGGTGATGAAAAATCTTTTGCAATGGGTGTACCTAAAGGTTTTAAAGATGTAAGTAAACTATTTCAAGATGTTCGTAAGAACATGGGTATTCGTGAAGATAGAGATATGGGTTCTATGACAGACTTTGAGAGTGTGCGAGATGCATACCTAGTAGGAAAAGTGTGGAACGTAGGAGATTTAATAGAAGCAAATGGTGTAACAGGTATCATTATTCGTAAGGGAACTAACTATGTTTCTTACAATGATGGTAATGGTAAAGTACACAAAGCATGGTTGCATGACATTACATTAGATGAAAGAAACTATGCAAAAGAATATGCAAACTATCAAGGAACACCAGAACAGATTGCAAGACGTTCTTCAAGGAACAAAGCTCGTAGAGTTATGGGTGATAAAGCAGTAAAGGGTATGGATGTTGGACATAAAGATAACGACCCTCTAAACAATGACCCAAAGAATTTAAAGATGGAAGACCCTTCTAAGAATCGTAGAGAACCTAGATTAAGAGAAAAATCTGATTTAGATGAAATTCCTATGGCATTATTAAAAGTTAAAAATGCTATCAGCCAAATGACGCACCCTAAAGGGTATGAGGATATGGTTAAACAATATGTACGATATATGAGTGAACCAAAACCTTATGCAAGTAAAGGTATTGTAATCGGTGATATTGCAAAACAACGCAGAAATGTAGATATAAAAAGTTTTGCACAATACATTAATAAACTAGTTTCTAAGGGTAAACTACCAAAGAACTTAGCTGCAAACTTTGATATTGTTTCTGAGGTTAAACAAGACCCAGATATAGAAGATAGTAAGGGAACAGAACCAGCAAAGTATTATGCAAAAGATTCTGAAGGTAAAGGAATGTCAGTTTCAACAAAGAAAGCAAGAGATACTCACTTTACAAAAAAGAAGAAAGGCCCTGCTCCAGGCGATGCAGATGCAACAACTAAACCATCTACTCATACTAAAAAGTTCAAAAAGATGTATGGAGAAGCAAAAGCAGTTGCTGGTGGTAAAGTTCATAAGTTTATTAAAGGACACAACTTACCAATTGATGGTAAAAAATATAAAGAGATTGAATTTGAAACTAAAGGTATAGACAACTCAAGTAAAACTGTTAAGTTAATGGTGATACACCCAAAAAAAATATTTGGAAAAGAATTTAATGTACCTTTTAAAACATTAAGAATGGGCCCGTTTACAAAACTAGATATTCCTAATCAAATGGAAGTATTGAGTAAAGGTGCAGATCAGGGAGATTACATTGATGATTTCGCAAAGTCTGATGCACCACAGTTTAAGGGTAAGTCTAAAGAGAAACGCAAAGATATGGCAATTGCCGCATTTAAATCAAAGGAAGAATCCATGATTGTAGAAAATGAAGGTTTAAAAAACAAAGCAGAGAAATCTGGTATATCTTACAGTATTTTAAAACAGGTATACAATAGAGGATTGGCTGCATATAAGGGTGGACATAGGCCTGGAACTACTGCACCACAATGGGCAATGGCAAGAGTTAATTCATTTATAACAAAGGGTTCAGGAACTTGGGGTAAAGCAGATAAAGACCTTGCAGATAAAGTCAGGGGTGAAGCAGTAAATCCAGCACAACAAGCTGCAATCGCAATATCTAAAAAGAAGAAGGCAGATGGTAAATCTGTAAATGAATGGTTTGAAGCAAATACAACTAGAGCAAAGTATCAGTTACAACACGGAGATAACTGGTGGTGGAAGATGAACGAAACACATGATGCAATGTTAGAGAAACTTGGATTGTGTTGTGATGATTGTATAACAGAAGAAGAGTTGCCTTGTCCACCAGCAACAAAAGATGTTAAAATAAATACAAAGAACAGAGATGCAACGATTAAAAATCACAACTATGGCCCTTTAAATGTAGATGAGCCTGGTGATTATTTCGAGAAGGTTGCGAAGTACTGGAAGACAACAGAAGAAGCTGCAAAGAAATCATTGTGTGGAAACTGTGTTGCATTTGATATTTCACCAAGAATGAACGAATGTCTGCCTGGTGAAACCTCAGATGGTGATGGTGTACTAGGTTATTGTCATATGCATCATTTCAAATGTCATTCTGCAAGAGCTTGTCATACATGGGCAAAGGGTGGCCCAATCAAATCAGATGAAAAATCTTACGACTGGCAAAGTAGGGGACAAAAGGAAAGTGTTCAAGAAGCAGATGGCCCATGTTGGGATGGATACAAACAAGTTGGTATGAAAAACAAAAGTGGTAGACAAGTTCCAAACTGTGTACCAGAGGGAAATAATATTGATGAAGCTGATGATAAACTATTAGATGTCTTAAAGAAAAAACTTTCTGACGAAGGTGGTGCAGCTGGTTTTAAAGACTTAGAAGATGCTGCAGATAAAATGGGTGTTGATTTAACACCAGATATGTTGAAAAAAATGTCTGGTATAAAACAACATAAAGACGGTGATTATATATTAGAAAAAACAAAGTTAGCAAAATTCAATCAATTTGAAAGTATTAATGCGTGGGGTGAACTTCCAGAAGAAGATAAGAGTGGTAAAAAACTCAATAATCCTACACGTGGTGATGTAAAGAAATATAAAGTTTATGTTAAGAACGACAAAGGAAATGTGGTCAAAGTAGAGTTTGGTGACCCTAACATGTCAATCAAACGAGATGACCCAGCGAGAAGAAAAGCATTTAGAGCAAGACATGGTTGTGATAAAGACCCTGGCCCTAAATGGAAAGCAAAATATTGGTCTTGTAAGTTTTGGTCTACCAAATCTGTAACAGACTTAATGAAAGGTTAGTAAGATGTCAAAATATATAGTAAACATGGCCGATCAGTTAAACTTGATTAGAGCAAATGCACAGGAAAAACTTAGAAAAGAAGCTGAGGTAGTGGTTGAAGTTGAAAAACCTTCTGCACTTCAAACAGCAGCTGTTGACTATCTTAGTAGAAAAGACGAACCTCACCCATTAAGTCAAAATAAAAATCTTAATGAAGAAACACTTGATGAAGGTAAAATGGATGGTGCTGCCAAAGATTTAGAAAAAGAAGCAAAACAAAATAAAGGTAGTATGGATGAGAAATCTTATAAGGTAATGGCTAAGTTAATGAAACAAGGTAATCCTAAACAAATACTGTCTTATTATAAAGGACTTGACACAGAACCAAGAGAACGTATCGCAATGATTTTAAAGAAAAATATAGGTGAAAAACAAGCAGGAAAAATATTATCTGTTTCATTTAGTAATAATAGAGAAGAAGTTGAACTTGATGAAAATGTTAATTCTGATATCAAAAAGATTTTGGATAAAGAGAAAATATCTTATAAAATACAAACATCTAAGCATCCTTTAGGTCAAAAAGGTATAATAACTGGTGTGTTTGTTCAAGCAAAAGATGAGAAAAAAGCAAGTATTGCTTTGGGAAAAATATCACCATATCCACATACCATAACAACACATGCAGAAGAAGTTAACCTTGATGAAAAAAAAAGTGTAAGACAACTAATTAACCCTACAAAAGAAGTAATGATTGTTAAAAAAAATAAAGTTATTGTTATTGACAAGAAAGACCAAGATAAATATATGAAACAGGGTTGGACACTTGCTGAAGAAGTTGCACTTGAAGAAGCTCGTTGGAAAGTTAAAATAGAAGGACTTCCACCTATATACATGGATTCTAAATCTGCTGGTGAAGTTAGGGTACAATTAAGAAAACTTATTAAAAAACCAGATATGATACAAGACATTGAAAGAGTTACAGATGCAGAAGTAAATAAGGCTTTAAGAAATAAAATTTCTGGAAAAGAAGTAGAAGAAGCAAAACTTATTGATAAACCAACTGGTGAAGTTTTAAAGACAGGTTCTAAAGAAAAGATGGAAACTGAGAAAAAAAGAAACAGAGATGAATTACAAGTAAAAGAGTGGTTCAAGTTAAAGAACATTGATGTAAAGGTTCGTGAATTAGACGAATCAACACAAGTGTATGTTCCACTAGGAAAAAGAATACCAAACGAAATTCGTGAGGAATTAATTAAAACACAATATGGTAAAATGCCAGAAGATGTAAAGAACGTAAAAGATATCAATTATGGTAACTTTATGGAAAATTCTATTACTATGAATAATGACTTCTGGACTAAAGTTTTACATGACACTAAGGGAGAATAGAGATGTCAAAATATATGGATACCAAAACAGGCAGTCTTGAGGAGTCAATCTTAGGCGTTTGGCAAGAAGCTGCAAAGAAACAAGAAGCACTTGACGCTGTTGATAAAAACGCAGTCAAGAAAAAATTTGCTGATAGAAAAGACAAAGATATTGACAATGATGGGGATACAGATAGTTCTGATAAATTTCTACACAAGAAACGTAAAGCTATATCAAAAGCAATATCAAAAGACGAAGGTAATAAATTTGGAAAAGCATTAAAAGATGCTAAAGAAAAGGGTGATAAAACTTTCGTTGTTGCTGGTAAAAAGTATAACGTAACAGAAGCAGATGACTTCAGAACTCATATGATGTATGACCCAAAAACTGGTAAAAGTTATGAAGCAAAAAGTATGGATGACCACAACAGAATGTCTAAGATGGGTTATACTCATAAGAAACCTAAGATGGAAAACTATGAGGTTGGTACAAAAGAACGTACAGACCATACACTTAATGTTACTCCAGGCCAATCACCAGAAGAGTTTGAACAACAAATAGGTACAATGCAAGCTAAAAATAACTACATGCGTGAAGCACTTGCTAAAATGTGGGGTATGAAAGAAGGTCATAATCCTTTCGTCAAAGACAAAAAAGAAGAAAAGAAACCTAAAGTTGAAAAAACTATGACTGGTAAGAAAGCAACAGAAGTTAAAGTTGACCCAGATTTAGATGAAGCAGAAAATATTACTGCAATGAAGAAACAAACAAAAATGAAAGGTAAAAACCTACAAGCTGCATGTGGTGGTGGTGATTCAAGTGTTGGTGCAGTACCATAGGGTTAAAACACTTGACAAATGACGTAAAGTGTGGTATAGTAGTACTATAATAAAGAAAGATAAATGATGAGAAATATAGAAGAACTATACGAAGTTAATACAGAAGATTTACCAGATTTATATTGTGATATGGATCAGGTTTTGGTTGATTTTCTTGGTGGTGCCGAAGAAGTAGTAGGCGCCCCATTTGCAAAATCAGATAATAAGACTCGTTGGAGTAAGATATCTGGTACAAAAGATTTTTGGGCAGACTTAGATTGGATGCCTGGAGCAAAGAAACTATATCAGAGGGTTGCAAAATACGATACTCGTATCCTATCTGCATACTCTGGTAAAGACTCAAATTCTAAGAGTGGAAAAATGAAGTGGCTAGGTAAGAATACTAAAGTACCTAGAGGTAGAACACATTTGGTTAAACGTGAAGATAAGAAAGCGTTTGCAAAAACCAAAGATGGAAAACCAAATGTCCTTATTGATGATTATATTAAAAACATTCAAGAATGGGAGAGTGCTGGTGGCATAGGTATAAGACATACCGAAGTTAGTAAAACTCTCGCAGAACTCAAGAAATTGGGTTTTAAATAATTATAAATAGTTAAAAAGACTATTTTATTTAATAAGGAGAAACAAAATGAGTTTATGGGGTATCACAACTGCCGCAGAAGACAAGCCTAAGTTTTTACCAGTAGACAAAAACGCTGCTGGTTCAACTGGAGCTAGAGAACACGCAATTGCAGTTGCAGGTGGTTGGGGATTAGCTCCAGGCCTTGCAGCTTCAGGTAACGATAACGCAAATGCAACACCAGAAGTTCTGGTTTGCGTAAGAAATCTTGCAGAATTTATGGGTAGTGCTTCTATTATTGGTATTAATTGGACAGATGCTACAGTAGCTAATACTGGAACATTTGATATCACAGTAACATTTGATGAAGCTGTAGATATTACATCTGCTACACGTTCAGCCGATCAAGTAATAACAAACAAAGCATACATTTTATTATCAAGAGTTGGTAAAACTGACATGGTAGAAGATAGTACAATGGCTTGTCAATATTTCTCTGGTTCTGGAAGCAATCAAATAGTATTCAGAGGTTTAGCTGTAACTAATGCTGCTGCTGGTTTCCTTGCTTTTAACGGAGAAGGTGTTGGTGAAGCTGGAATAATTACAGGAATTAACTTTGACGGAACTGCTGCTATGACAGAAGAAGATGGAAAAGCTGCAAATGGTCTTAGATTAGAATCTGGTACTGCTTCAGCTGGAACTGCTGGTGGTAGTTTACTTGCAGACGGAAGTGCTGCTGCAACATTGACAGTAAATGGTGCATTGACACAAGCAACAACTCTTGTTGTAGATGCAGTCGCTGGTGCAACACTTGTTGCAGGTCAAGTTATAACAGTAAATGGTTCTGGTAGTGCTCCTGCTGCTTCAATTACTGATGCAGATGGAGGTACTGGAATTTCAACTGATAACAGTCTAACAATTACTGCTGTTGCTTCACAAACAAGTGTTACAGTTAGTGAACCAATCACAGTTGCAAATAACATAGTTTTACTTGCATCTACAAATGGTGGTGAAGAAATTGTTTCTGATTCACTTAACTTTACAGTTGCTGGGCCGACATACGATAGTCGTTCTGACATTAAAACTATTACAAGAACTGGTGCAGACGATAGTGTTGCTATTGAACTTGAAGATGGTACTGAAGACCTAGACGGAATAGGTGGTGGTCAAGGTACTGAATTCAGACTTGTTCAAGAATCTGGTAATGCTGCTTCAGCTGATAGTGATGGTAGAAATGAAGAAGGTAAACTTCTTAATACCGATCCATATGTTGTAGAAACAGCATTAAATGATGCTGCTACGTTCTTAGGATCAGGTAGTACTAGTGGAACTGCAAATATCTTAAAAGGTATGGATGTTGCTGCTGCTTAGTAACGATAAATAGAATAAAATGAGGGGTATTGATTACCCCTCATTAAAGAATTATAATGAGTCTTTTATAGGCAAGTGATGTGAGATAGGATACGTCTGATTTCTCACAGTAGAATTCCCCAATCAAGGGGTTTAAATTAAAGGAGACCTTAAATGGCCGATTTAAAAATAAGTGGATTGACCTCTATCGCAGCTGCGACTACGAGGGCAGATTTACTTCACGTAATTGATGCTCCAAGTGGAACACCAAGTAATAAAAAAGTTACAATAGGTGAAATGATAAACTCATTACATACACCTGTCAAACTAGCTGCTGGAACACAAGACTTAACTGAAGCATCTCACGCTGGTAGAATGTTAATTGTACCAAACCAAACAGGAAACTCAATACTTACATTACCTACTCCAAAAATTGGTATGTCTATGCGATTTACTTACGGTGGTGTTGCTGCAGACGCTCAAAATACTGCAATATCAGCAGGAACAGGAAATAGTTTATTCTTTTTAGGAAGTATATTCTTTACAGAGGCAACTGGCACTCCAGCACATGCTGTTGCTTTCTCTAATAATTCTTCAAATGAACTTATCACACTTGTAACACCAATTAATTTTGATGTTCTTTGTGTTGGCATTTCAGCTACAACTTGGCAAGTATCTGGGTATTGTGCATCTGCAACAACACCTTCATTTGCAAACTAATTGCTGCGTAATTAAATTAAATAAAGGAGACCTTAAATGGCCGATTTAAAAGTAACTAGTATGACTTCTTTAGCAGCAGGAACTGCGTTGGAAGATGTATTACACATAATTGATGATCCTACTGGGACACCAATTAACAAAAAAGTAACCGTTGGCGAAATGTTAAATGCACTCGCTGTCCCTGTAGCACTTGCTACTGGAGCCGTATCTATAACTGAAGCAACTCACGCTGGTAGAATATCAATGCTACCAGACCAAGCAAGTGGCAATCCCTCTCTTACATTACCTACACCAATAGTTGGTATGGTTTTTAGATTCATTTATATTGGTGCAGCAGTTGATGCTCACAATACATTAATAGTGCCCCCAGCTGGTGTAGATTATGAAGGTAGTCTTTTGTTCTTTGATAGAGATGGCAATACAACTTCAGTTGTACCTTCTGACAATGATGCTGATGATACCCTTACACTTATCAAACCAGAAAACATGGACATTGTAATTACTGCTACATCAACAACAAAATATCATATATCTGGATATATACAATCTGCAACTGCACCGACAATTGCTTAATCAATTTAGAAAAGGAGAAGCCAAATGGCTGATTTAAAAGTAACCGCCCTAACTTCTTTAGGTACTGCAGCTGCAAGAGAAGACTTGTTGCATGTACTTGATGATCCAAGTGGGACACCATTAAACAAAAAAGAATCACTAGGTGATTTTATGAACGCTAACAATAGTGTTGTTGTATTAGCAAACTCAAATGTTAACATAACTGAAGCATTACACGCTCACAGATTATTAACATTTGCAGACGTATCAGGTGATAGAACTTATTCATTGCCAACACCAAAAGCAGGTTTGCAATTTAACTTTGTTTTTCAGCATACTGCAGCAGATGGACATGATATCATTATTGATACAGCAGAGTCAGATAATAGTCACTTTTTCAAAGGTGGATTAACATTTCTTACGACAGGAGCTGCAACTGTGACTTCTGTACGTTCAAATGGTAGTTCAAATTCAAGTATGGGTATTAGAGTGCCTGGGCATTTTGTTATTACCATTGTTGGTATTAATTCCACACAATATCATGTTACTGGTTTTGTTGGTTCAACAGAAGCACCTGATTTTGGTGATCAATAATAACTAACTGACTAACTAACTAATTAGTGGCCACTAGAAATAGTGGTCATTAATTCATTATAAATAAAGGTGATAATAATGATAGTAGAAAAGAATTTAAAAGAACGTATTACGGCTCTTGGAAGTGACATACAAATAGTACAAAGTCAAATCCAAGAACTTGATAAAAAGAGATTAGAAACTGTTGCACAGTTAAATGCACTACATGGTGCAAAACAACAATGTGAGAGTTTTCTAAAAGAATTGCATGATGATGACCAGACAGCAACAGCTGTTGCTGGTTAGTGATGTAGGGATTTACCTACAGTAACATTCCCCAATTAAGGGGTTTATATAGGAGAAGAAAATATGGCTGATAAGAAAATTACCGCTCTTACAGATTTAAGCACAGGCGTTGCTGGTGCTGACCTTTTACACGTTGTTGATGACCCAACAGGTACACCAATTAACAAAAAGGTTTCTGTAACAAATTTCATAAATAATTTACCAACTTTCATAGGGTTCTCAAACTCTGTTGAAGATATTTCAGATGGTACACAAACAGCACTATCTGTAACACATGCTTTAACATTGTTACAAACTGCTGGTACTAATGCAACAACACTTGCAAATGGTACAGTTGTTGGACAAATCAAGATAATTGTCCATGATACAGATGGTGGTTCAACTGAATGTACACCTGCTACAGTTCAAGGTTTTGTAGATATGGATTTTGTAACACCTGGCGATACTGCTATGTTAATGTGGACAGGAGCTGCTTGGGTTGCATTAGCTTCTCATCTTGCATCTGCTGATACAGGTGTATTTGAAGTGAACGCAACTGACTAAGATTAGTTCGGTTAGAATATCGAGTGGGGGGTTTTTACCCCCCTCTCAAACTGATTGGAGTTTATTATGGCAGACGAATATTATAAGGGTGTAAAACTTATTAAAGGGAAATATCCAAGAAAAAATTATTTCCAACAAAAGTTTTTAAAACAGTTTAAAGGTGGGATTATTTCTGCTGAAGAAGCCCACGAAAAAATGATTGTAACTGGTACAACAAAGACAGTTGCAACAAGTAAAATTAAATCAGCTGAGGGAAAAAAATGAAAACATTTAAAGGTTTTATGAGAGAAGGAAGTGGATTTCCAACATCATCTGCTGCAGAACCATCCAGTAATCTTGGTGGTAGTGTTGAGATAAATCCATCTTCATTAGGAAACCCAGAAGTTGTTAAAAGATTAAATGCAATTGTGGGTCAAATAGGTAATGGTGAATTTCTACTTCCAGAACACGCATTAAATCGTTTAAGAGGAAGTTTAGAAAAAATAGGAATTTCTTTTGGTACAATTCCTACAATGGAAGGCAAAAGTGGTTCATTTAATTTAAAATTAGAACTATTTGGTGGACGATTTGGAAAAGACGGCAATACTCCTTTTGATGAATTTTTAGATGATGATGGTATATCACACATGGTAGAAGGTGGCTTATCTTTAAAGATAAACTACGAAATGATGCCAACTAATAATTCATGTAGAGTATTTGCTTCTATAGCATAATGTACGAGAAAATTACAAGTGAAAATGTTGTTATGTTTGCAATCAAACATTATGACAATCCACAATGCGAAGGTGAGAAAGAGTTTCAAGATGATTTAAAGAGATTTAAATACATCAAAAGACTCCTACGAAAATATTATGATACAGGTGTTCTTAAAGAAAGACTTTTATTAAACCACCTAATAGTATTATTAAATGTATTCGGTGCTGACGCATGTGCAACTTTATTATTATATAAAATACAAAGTGATTATTGGGCAGCTTTAAAGTCATT